GACAAAGCAATCATAACAGAGAAAAACCCCCCTAGCAATCGCTAGGAGGGCTTTCTATCTAAGAGCATAAATTATGCTTCAGGTCGCTCTGGAATGTCTTCATCGGCGATTACAGGCTCTGGTACTGGAAGTAGTACTTCAAACTTGGATAGCAATTCACTTGTTGAGATAATCCAGCCATTGATTAGCAACTGGTCTACCCCTGAGTGGCTCTCGTCGTGGCGTTCCTGAAGTTTAGTTCTAGCAAACTCCAAGACTGAAGTAGCGAACTTGATTTCTTCATCGGTAAACCCAATTAGTTTTTCTGACATTACTTTTTCCTTTCGGCTTTTAGTTGTTGGATTTTTCCAACAAGATAATCATAGGCATAACCTAGGACATTTGTCAAGTATTTCTTTCGGTATTTCTTGCTAGGGAATTTCATTGACTGCCACTGTGCCCAGTGGCCAAGTCTGAAACCAATACCGCTTATGGATTTTAGTAGCCTGTGTATCATCGTCTTTTTGTCTTTCTTTGTTTGTGTCTAGTTTATAGACCTATTACATACTCAGGTCCGTATAGGTCATTGCCGAGCAACTTGCCCAGTTCAGTATATACAATTTCATACAACAAGCCATATCTGCCATCGTAATTCTTTTGACTAGGGTTGCTACGCTCAAAGTACTCGAAAGCAAAGAATAGGTTCATCAATCGAGTAAGGTCAAACCCCTCTGATGCTAGGTAGTCATTTAGTGGGATATCTCCCTCTTCAGTCTGAGTGATAAAGTTCTTGCCCTCTTTCTCAATGAGAGCGTGCATATCTTCGGCACTCATTTGAGTGAAGTTCTTTGGTGTAGGAGACGCTTTTTCTTCTGCCATCATAATCCTTTGCTGTAAGTACTCCAATTATAGCCCAAACCTAGATGCTTATCTTGGAGACCAATTCACATCTGGATAATCACGCTTGTTCTTTTTTATCATAGCATCGGCTTTAGTCTGAATTAGGGAACGCTGTTCCTCGACTGATGTGCCTCGCTTGTGAGCCAGAGCAATCAAGATAGTTTCAATAGCATCTTTACTACGCTCAATCTCTTCAGGTGAGCGACCCATACTTTGAATACCAACTAGCATATTGACCGCAATTGATTGAGCAGTTCTTTCTGCCTTGACCTCAGTCTTGTATCTACTAAATGCGTATTCAAGCACCACTAGCGGTGTGCCATCTGGATTCCAGATTCCAGTCTTCAGACGCTTGGCCTCAATCTCTGCCTTACGAGCCTGACGAGCCAAACGAGCCTCAGTAACTTCTGGGTCTTCTAATCCGCTCTCACGAAGAAAGTAAGAAGACGGGGCGTGAGAGTAGCAAACAGTACAAGCCTTTTCACCAGCAAGGAACGCAATCTCTAGTTCATCACGACCAGACATATCGGTAAGCCAAACATACTGAGTTGTGTCAAAGCAAGTACCGCACTCACGACTCTTGTGAATGTGTCCATTACTATTACGCACTAAGAACGCACGGGACCAGCCAGTGTAGAAACTTTCCAAGGTTCTAAGTTTCTCTACGAGTTCGGCAACATCTTTATCAAGTTTGTCTCGCTCTATCTCTTTAGTCTCTGTATCTCTTGATAGCCAAGCGTGCTTTTTATTGTAAGCGATACGCTCATTTAGTAGGTAGATGCGACTACGCTTTGTGTCGATAGCCTTCATAACTTCTGCTATCTCGGTGTCAATAATTACTGGTGTTGTCATTATGGTCTTTCTGTCATTTGTGTTGCTATAAGGATACAGTTATTCGGTGTAGTTGTCAAGCATCTCTACTCTGAGATTACTTCCCACTTGTCCTGAGATTCATAGAGGGCCAAGGTTGAGCCATTGTCCCACTCGACTTCTAGTCTGTAGTCAATAAAGCCAAGCCAATTGCTCTGCTTAGTAGAGATAACTTCTCCCTCGTCTCCAGCCTTTAGGTCGGTGTAGGGGTCGGTAGTTGATATAAGTCTGATACGCATTAGCCTCTACGACCTTTCCTCATACGGCGGAACTGAGCAGGTCTGTTCTGCCAAACATCAACGATGCCAACAGCACCACCAATTAGGAGAGCAATACCACCTAGCATTCCAGCCACCTGAACGGCAGTTAGATTGATTAGCCCAGCCTTGATGCTAAACGCTAGCATCACAAGTAGAGCCCCAACAGGGATAGAAATAAACATTGTCTTCATTTGAAGCCTTTCGTCATGTGTAATAACTATAAGTTATAGCAAAATATTCCCGTTGTCAAGCACATTCCTGAAAGGAAAAACCTGCCACCCAGGTCCCTCGGTAAAAGAAAATCCCCGCCATCTCTGACGGGGAGTTCCTTTACATGGTGGGCACTAATCTTACGAACCTTATCTGACTACTTTTGTAGTCGGTAAGTGGCTGAATAATTGTGGAGTCAGCCTCGTAATGTGCGTTGATAATTTTGCCTTTTCCGATATAGATGGCGGAGTGGTAGAAAGAGGTGGAGCCTTTGTATGCGAATACAACGATATCTCCCAGTTTCGGTTTAGACACTCTTTGTCCTATGTGTGCTTGCTTATTAGCGGAGTGTGGTATTTCTAAACCAAATTGCTCGTAAGTCCATCGAACCAGACCTGAACAGTCCCATCCACGGGGACTGGAACCTGAAAACACATAAGAAGTTCTATTTACACGGGTCTTCAGATACTTTATTAGTTTTTGCATCCTATCGGTGTTACGCCTACTCTTAGCCTCCTTTATTAAAGACTGAGTAACTGATATTTCTTTAGATGCTGTTTGTTTTTCTTTTACGGCACTAATAGGTGTTATTAATGCTGTTTGCGTATCTGCCATTGATGCAGATGCAGTACAACCAGCGAGAGTTAAAACTATGCTGGCACTTAGTACATACTTTTTCATTTAGCGACCTTACCTTTCCTTGTTAGTTAGCACTGGGGTCGTTTATTGTCGAAGTGACACTATATTCAGTTGTGAGTAATATTTTACCCCATAAAACGGTGTTTATGAAGAAAAAGAGGCATTTTAGACACATACCTCAGGTGTTTGCTAGTTATAGCGGGGTCTTATTGCCACTCCCCAAGGGCTCGCATCAACTCGTTAGGAGTTACTTTGAGTTCTCGGCAAAGTGTTGCCATCATGCCTGACGGCATCTGGCGTTGGCGATGAAAGTAGCGACTTAGGCTACTCTTTTGTAGTCCAGTTGCGATAGCGAACTGATTTAGTGATTTGTAGCCCATCTTGGTATATCTTGCGACAAACCAGTTCCAAGCATCGGTATTCATTTTTGTTTTTGTATTTGCTTTCATTTTCTTCTCCATCTCTAGCAAATCTTAAATCCACCAGAGTTCTCAACGAACTCGGCAAACTCTTTAATGTCTTCTAGGTCGAACTGATAGTTAGTTTCCCAGTTGTCTGTCTTACCCTCACCAGAGCAAGCATTACAGAATCCGTGTGTGCGACCAGTTAGTGATGCCATCTCTGGAGACAACTCTCTTGTCGGCATATCGTGGAAGACACCAACATCATCGGTACGAATACCAGTGCCAGCACATGTATCGCAAGCGAGTCTCTCTAAACTAGCCAGTTTGTGATTGCGTGCTGTGATGTAGTCCTGAGCGGCACCACTTGCTATGTCTGCTTTCATCTGCTCAGCAAGTTGTCTGCTGTTCTCGGCGTTTAGACCATCTCCACTATTAGAGTGTCCATCTTCTACTTTGTTAGCAATCTCAAAAGTATCTAAGCAGTAGTCCCAAAGACCTCTCCAGCCCCAAACATTACGGCGGAAGTATTCTCCAGTTTCGTTCTTCGGCTTAGTGCCATAAACATCCATACCCATTTTTATTCTCCAGTCCCACTGCACTTAGGCAAGTGTTGTTCGATTATTGCTTTGTCTCTTATCCTGTTACACTTAGGGCAAGAGATTTCTTCTCCTGCTAAAACAATCGGCTCTACGGCAACTCTGTCGTAACCGCCCAAACCTTTTGACTCCCAGTAAAGTTCTCTGACATACTGTTTTTCGTCTTCGTAGTCTTCGTACATTTGTATCTGCCTTTCGTTGTCGAGTGGATACATAGATAATCTACACAACACATCTGACATTTGTCAAGCGTGTCGCAAAAGATTTTTTAAGATATTTTTGCTCCACCACAGTTGCGTAAGAACTCGGCGAATTCCACTACATCCGTAAGTTCTAGATAGTAAGCACTGTCGGAACTCTTCTTCATCCCATGACCAAAACATCCAT